CAAGAAGGAATATGCCGCTACGACACGTAAGAAACGTGCTGACACCAAAGCGGGTAAACAAGTAAGTAAACAACCTAAAAAGATTGCAAAGAAAACAGCAAGACATCGTAAATAGTACTTGACTTTCTTAGTAAACTATGGTATAATATTACTATAATATACATTAAGTATGTTATTTAAATTATTAATTAAAGCTGTCCTATAGGGAGAAACAGTAGATGACTGATGTAAAACTTGAGAAGTACTATCGTTCCTTTGAAGAGATGTTCCGTTTAGAAGGTTGGAAGAACTTATTAGAAGACATTAAAGGAAGTGCAGATAGTGTCAACTCAGTAGAAGCCTGTCAAGACGACAAAGACCTTTACTTTCGTAAGGGACAACTAGCGGTTATGGCTAACCTACTGAACTTAGAAGCACAGATAGAAACAGCTAAAGAACAACAAGATGAACAAGAAGTAGACTTAGAGTCATGAGACGTATGTATGACTTCCGCTGTGACAACGGACATACTAACGAGTTCCTCAGAGACTCAGACGTAGAAGAAGTTGATTGTCCAGATTGTGAGTTAACAGCTAGAAAGATTGTTACACCTGTAAAAGTTAATCGTGGTAAAGACTCTTGGAAGGAAACACGGAAGTGGGCTAGACAAAGAGAGTCACACATGAACGCTAACAAGACGTAACACAATAACGTAAGGACAACTCTCGACCATAGAACCCTTACACTTAATACACCTCCATAATGATATTAATCACGGAGTTTAATAATGGCAAGACTAATAGATGAGCGTCCAGAAGACGTAGAAGAGAACGACACTGACAACCTGCTTACTGGTAACTTAGAACAAGAAGATACCATAGAGCAACAAGAGCCTCAAGCTGAGGAAACTCTTGAACAACCCGAAGAAGACGTACCTGAGAAGTATAAAGGAAAGTCAACAGCCGAAATAGTACGGATGCACCAAGAGGCTGAAAAACTCTTAGGTAAACAAAGTTCTGAAGTGGGTGACTTACGCAAGGTTGTTGATGACTACATTCAGACACAACTCACCGACAAAGAAACACAAGTAACAAATGCTGACGAAGAAGTAGATTTTTTCTCTGACCCCGACAAGGCAGTCGAAAGAGCTATCAATAATCACCCGAAGATTAAGGAAGCTGAGAATATCAGCAACCAGTATCGTCAATCTACGGCAATGAACAAACTGCAAACTAAGCATCCTGATATGGATGATATTTTACAGGATGGTCGTTTTGCTGAGTGGATACAGGCTTCGAAGATTAGGACACAGCTTTTTGTACAGGCAGACCAACAGTTTGATTATGATGCCGCTGATGAACTCCTTTCCCTTTGGAAAGAACGTCAAGAGGTTGTCACTCAAACTGCCGCTAATGAGAAACAACAACGAAAGCAATCTGTTAAATCCGCATCTACAGGCAACGCCCGTGGTAGTGGTGAACAGAGAGCCAAGAAAGTTTACAGACGCGCAGACATTATTAAACTAATGCGTACTGACCCTGATAGATACCAAGCATTGTCAAATGACATTATGCAAGCGTATAAAGAAGGGAGGGTACGAAACTAATATTATTATATAGGAAGTATTAAAATGACTGATTCAACTTATCCCGCTAATGGCGGTTTCGTAGACAACACTAGCGCGGCTACTTTCGTACCAGAAATCTGGAGTGACGAAGTTGTTGCGGCTTATCAATCTAACCTTGTACTAGCTAACCTAGTCAAGAAGCTATCTATGGCAGGTAAGAAAGGTGATACTCTTCACATTCCTAAGCCTGTTCGTGGTGATGCTCACGCTAAAGCAGAAGGCACAGCGGTTACTGTACAGAACGCTACTGAAGGCGAAGTACAAATCGCACTAGACAAGCACTTCGAGTACTCACGTCTAATTGAAGACATCACTGAGACTCAAGCACTATCTTCACTTCGTCAGTTCTACACAGGTGACGCAGGTTATGCTCTAGCTAAACAAGTAGACACTAGCTTGTTTGCACTAGGTACAGCTTTCGGTGACAACGGTGGTGATTACGTTGGTACTGGTACTTACAACTTCTCTGGTGCTTCAGGTGTTGAGGCTTATGCTGTAGACTCTGTAGCTGCGGCTGACGTATTCAACGATGTAGGTTTCCGTGAGTTAATTCAAAAAATGGATGATGCTGACGTACCTATGGACAATCGTTGTCTAGTAGTACCACCATCAGTACGTAACGCTATCATGGGTATCGACCGTTACTCTTCTAGTGACTTCGTAGATGGTAAAGTTGTAAACAATGGTCAAATCGGTAACTTGTATGGTATCGACATCTTTGTTTCTTCTAACTGCCCAATCATCGAAACTGCCGCTGATAATGGCGCAGGTGGTGATGTTAAACAAGCTATGTTGTTCCACAAAGACGCAATGGTTCTTGCAGAGCAACAAGGTGTTCGTTCACAGACTCAGTATAAGCAGGACTTCCTTGCTACTCTATATACTGCTGATACTTTGTACGGCACTGCTGTTCTACGTCCAGACGCGGCATTCAACATCGCTGTAAACGGCTAGTAGTACTTAAGGGGATTCCTTCGGGAGTCCCCTTTCCCTTTCTTTTTTTTAATCACATAGGATTGTTTCATGGCTATATTTAGAGGTGTAGGTGGCTCAGGAAGTTCATCGGACAATTCCTTTCTACAGGAAGTTACTGCTCAGGCTACAACTGCTACTACTAAAGCAAGTGAAGCCAGTGCGTCAGCTACGTCCGCTAGTGCATCAGCTACTTCAGCGGCTAACTCTTTAGCAACAATTCAGAATACAGAAGTTACATCAGCTAGTTTTAACACTAGTGACGGTGTACTTACATTGACTAAGTTAGGCGGTGCAACAGTTACCGCAGACCTAGATGGTAGATTCCTTACGTCATACACAGAAACAAACGATTTATCCTCAGCCGTTACATGGGTTAACGTGCCTAATGCTTATATTACAGCAGGTAGTGTTACTCAGCATCAGGCGGCATTGACTATTACAGAGTCACAGATAAGTGACCTACAGTCTTATCTAACGTCATATACAGAAACTAATAACCTGACTACAGCCGTAACTTGGGCTAATGTTCCAGATGCTAATATAACGCAATCCAGTGTTACACAACATCAGGGTGCATTGAGTATTACTGAATCACAGATAAGTGATTTGCAAACATACTTAACAGCAGAGACTAACGATTTATCAACAACTGTAACTTGGGCTAACGTGCCAGATGCAAACATTACAGAAAGCAGTGTTACTCAGCACCAAGCGGCATTGAGTGTTACTGAAAGTCAGATAAGTGATTTAGGTACTTACCTTACAGCTTCTGACATCTCAGGAAAAGCAAACTTATCAGGTGCTACCTTTACAGGTGATGTATCCATAGGTACACCCCCATCAGGCACACAGTCGTTGACTGTTGCAGGTACAACTAATTTGCATGGTGGAGTAACTGGCGGTCTTGATGTAACAGGTGATATCACAGTTACAGGCACAGTCGATGGTGTAGATATAGCAACTAGAGATGCTGTTCTAACTTCTACGACTACAACTGCTAACTCAGCTATGCAGGACTTGGTAGATGATACTACTCCAGAGCTAGGTGGTGATTTAAACCTGAACAGCAAAACTATTAATGGCACAGGTAGGCTATACATTAATCAGGCAAGCGCAAGCACACCTGCTATACACCTTATTAATGGGGATACTAGCGATGCGGCTTCACCAACAATAAGGCTTGAAAGATTTTCTACAACAACTGTTGATGACGATAGTATTGGCAAGATTGAGTTTTATGGGTACAAAGAAAGCCTACCGCCTATTTTCCCTACAGTAGAATACGCCAATATAACTGGTGTTATTAACGATGGCACTAACTTGACTATTGATGGTCAGTTAGATTTTAATTTAGCCAAAGACGATACACTAACTACAGTAATGTCTCTAACACCTACAACACTTGAGTTACCTAACGGAACTAACCTAGACGTAGCAGGTCATGTAGAAGCACGCGAAGCCCAGATTGGGAGTGGTAAAACTGGCTCGTTTGACGATAATTACAGTACAGGGACAAAATCTAGTTCGAGTGACACTAAAACAGTTAACATAGGTACTGGGTATGTTAACGGCGGCACAACAACAATTAACATTGCTCCAACAGCACCAACAACCACTAAGACTATTAATCTTAATGCTCATACAAATGTAACAGGTAATATTACAGTTACGGGTACAGTAGACGGCAGAGACGTAGCCACAGATGGTGCTAGATTAGATACTATTCCTTATCATAGAGTTAAGCACACACAGCTTAGGGCAGATAATCAGATACTTGCTTTAGTAACAGCTTATAGCCATGTAGGTCTTTACGACACTATAGTGCATCCCGCAACCCCTGTAGAGTGTGCTAGATATTTAGACCTAAATATTGCAATTAGATGGAACTATGTAAGCTCTAACACAAATGATTTATTTCTTCAGTTGCAAATGACTGTACCTACAGGTGGCGGTACAGTTACTAATATGGGTACAGCTACAAAAGAAAATGTCAACAATCCTGAGTATAATAGTTATTACAATTTTGCTTGGTATTATGTTTCTGGTGACTATACGCACTTATTCACTGAGTTTGGCAGAATAAATACCACAGGTAATAGTAGCTCATCTGAAGGTATAATTACTGCATGGAAGTACGATAGTGTTAACAATAGAACTTACCTAATGACTTACGATAATCCAGGGGTTTCTTTTAATACTGGCGATACTTTCTACTACAGCCCTTATGCTTTTGAAAGCGCAGGTGCAACTTTAACTGTTACTAAAGATATAGATGAAAGATATGTTTCTAGTGGCGCACAGCCACACTCATTTAAGTTTAAAACATCTTATGACGATGCCGCTTTATCATATAAATTACAAATGAAAGAGTATACAACTGCTGACAGTGGGACAGTTTTAGGAACAACAGTGACATTTACAGACGTAGAGGAACTTTAACATGTATGTAGTTGGGTATACGCTTATCGGTGGAAATGAAACTATTAAGCACCAAGAGTACGCTACTAAACAAGAAGCGATTGATGGTGCAGAAGCATTAGCTTTGGCATCTGTCAGCGATGAAACTATTGAACAAGTTTTGCGTGGTACGAAGCTATATGATGACGTAGTTGACTATAACGTATTACACGAAATACCACGATAATTCTTAGGAGAACAACATGGTAACGGAAGAAACAAAACAAGCTGTAGACGTATTTGCGGCATCCACAGGTGTGATGTCACTAGCGGCTTGGTTGCCTCCCGTTGCTAGTATCTTTACTATTATCTGGTTAGGTATTCGTATCTATGAATCAGAAACAGTACAGAAGATTGTACATAAGAAGTGAGAAAGTTCTTTTGCTTACTAATGATGTTCTCATGGGTTACATTAGCAGAGAACGCTCAGGAAGGTAGTTTGAATACGTACCACGGCTCTAACTCGACTACCAATAGTAACAACAGTACAAAAGATGATTCAGTAAGCAACACCTACAACGGAGCAGGAAGCAGTAGCGAGATACCAGTAGGCTCTGCTATTAGTCCTAGTTACATGAGTAATGGTATGGACACTTGTCTTAAGGGTACAGGTGGTTCATTACAGACAGTAGGCGTAGGGTTCAGTAGTGGTACTTATGATGTTGACCCTGAGTGTAATAGACGTAGGGACGCTAAGGTACTGGCTGACTTAGGTATGAAGGTAAGTGCAGTAGCACGTATGTGTCAAAGCACTGACGT